TCACTCAATATAGAGCGGCTCGATGGACTGTTTATGGACATCTTTCAGGGCAGTGATGGGATTTAGCCGCACCGCATCTTCCAGGTGATCGGGGGCAAAGTGGGCATAGCGCATCGTCATCTTGATGTCGGTGTGGCCGAGGATTCGCTGCAGCACTAGGATGTTTCCGCCGTTCATCATGAAGTGACTCGCGAAGGTGTGGCGCAGAACGTGGGTGCTCTGCCCTGCTGGTAGTTTGATGTGTGCTCGCCTGATGGCTTTCTCGAACTCGGCATAGCAATCTCTGAACAGGCGGCCGGTGTGCTTGGGCAACATGGCCAGCAACCAGGGCGCTACTGGCACCGTCCGGTTTCGTTTGCCCTTTGTCTTTGTGAAGGTGATCCGGCCCATACCGATCTGGGAACGACTGACCTTCTCAATTTCAGACCAGCGCGCCCCGGTGGACAGGCACAGCATCACAATCAGCCACAGATCCCGCTGCTCCTTGCAGACGTCCAGCATCTGCTCGATTTCATCCTGGGAAAGGTAGGCCAGCTCACTCTCCTGAACCTTGTACTGCCGCAGATCGGCAAGCGGGTTGCCACCGTGCCAGACCCCGAGGCGGGCCAGCTCGTTGAATACCGCCTGCAGATAGAGCTGCTCGCGGTTGATGGTGGTCGGCGTTACCTGCCGGCGCTGCCCTGGAACAAAGAGGTCACCGGCCAGACGCCGCTCGCGGTATGCCGAAAACATCTCGGAGGTGAACTCGCTGGCAACCGGGTTTTCCAACGCCTCACACAACCACACCAACTTGTCCCGCCGCCGTTCGCCATCGGCCAACGTCTGCCCATGCCTCCCAAACCAGAGATGAACCAGGTCCAGCAATCGCTGGCCACTATGCCCTTGCTCAGGATCGGGTTCAGCCTCTTTCAGCCACGGCTTGTTCATCAGCTGATGCCGTTCCCACGCCAGCGCCTCCCCCTTGGTCATAAAGGATTTGCGCAGACGGGGACCGTTCACCCCATCAGGGCGGACGTCTGCCCGCCAAGGCTTGGCTTGCCCCTCTATCTTTTTGACAGTCACCGCCCACCCTCAACTTAAAACTTCTTGCCGGCCCAGACTACACGACCAACCAGATCCAGCTCGGCCAGTTCGGCTTTGCTCAGGTCACGGGATTTGTACAAGGGGTTGTCGGAGATGATGCGCACTCCACCCAGGTCGAATTGCAGGCGCTTTACGAACAGGCCGCCATCGAGGCGCAGCACATAGAGGCCATCGCGGGGCGCTTCCCCATTCTTCAGGCGAACCAGGATCACATCACCATCGTTAATGGTCGGCTCCATGCTGTCGCCCTTGGCGCGGATGACCGCCATCTTGGCCGGGTCAAACCCCTCACGGCGCAGCCAGTCAGAACGGAATGCCATTGGCTCGGCCAGCGGCTCATCATTGATATTGCTGCCATGGCCTGCACTGGCAAACACCTGATAAGCGGGGATCGTGGTGAACTCGTCGGTCAAGTGAAAGCCTTGAACATCAGAGGCGGACGCAATAGGCAGATTTGTTCGCGGGCTGCTAGCCGCTTCACCGATACCAAACACCAGCCAATCAAAGGTGACTCCTCCTGCTCGCGCCAAGTTTAAAGCTCGATCAATAGGGGGAATGGTTCCTTCGTACAAATAGCGCTTGAGGCCGCTATCGCTCATGTCAGCTCGTCGAGCAAAAGCGCGCAGTGGCTCATTGCCTATCACCTTATTGAGTCGTTCTGAGAAGGATGATTGATCAAAATCAACCTTTAAAGCTTTCTCCGTAGTCATAAAGCACCTTATAGAACTTTATTGAACGATTAATGCTCCTTCGGCTTGACCATGTAGCTTTTTAGATCAACAATTCGCTTTGTGAGATTGAATTGAAGCTTTAGAGCTATATCGAGCCGTATTGAGCAACGTTTAAGGGGATCTATCATGTCAGAGATTGCACTCAAGATCGACACACCGGTCAAAACCATCGAGCGCTATAGCGCAGACACCGGCATTCCTGTTGGCACAGTAAAGAAGATGATTTCCAGCGGTGAGCTGCAGATCATGCCGAAACCAGGCCCCAAGCACCGCGTCCTGATCAACATGGTCGCGCTGTACCACAAAGCCGCCACAGCCGCATACCTGCCTGCAATCTCCTGATAACTATGGCACTCAATGGAGCGAGAACCATGTTTATCGGTGACGACTGCAAACATCCGCACTTCGAATCTGCATGCAGCAGATTTAAATCCAACCATGTGATCAGCCAAATAGCCCCGTCAGCTGGCATTGATGCTCAGGTATTGAGGAACAAGCTCAGCCCTGACCAGCCGCACCAGCTGACAGTGGCCGATCTTATCGCGCTCTACCACGCCACCGACGGGGACGAAACCCTGTTCGACGGCATGCTGCTGGAATGTGGCCTAACGGCCATTGCCATTCCCCGCGCCGACCGGGCGTCATCCCTGCCCCATCAGGCGATCCGTCTCAACGCTGATGTGGCCAACATCGGCATGCGAGCAGTGGAACTGGCCGACCGGGGTAGGGTCACCCGCACCGAACGAAACACCATCGTCAGCGTGGCTACCTCCGCTATGGGGTCACTGGCGCTGCTTATCCACGACATTGAGGCCCGCTTCCAAGCGGTACCGACCTTGGCCTGTGCGTCAGACATCCTGATGCAGGCCGCGACCATGTAAGGGGGAACCCATGCAAACGCAACGCATCGACCATGAACAGCGCAATTTGGCCGGCCTAACACCCACTGAGCAAGTGGCCATGAACACGGCAGGCTGCCTGCTGCTGCGCGAACTATTCGGCAAAACACGCTCCAGCCTGGACACCGACTGGCTGGCCATGAGCCAGGCCAAAAAAGCGGCCATCTGTGCCATCGCCCGCCAACCACGGGGTGAGTTAATAACCGCAACCTTGTCAGCCCAACCTCATGCACAGCGCGAGTCGATAAGGCTGGCGGTGATTGCGCTGGAGTTCCAGGGGGAGTTTCGCGGTGGCTGTGACACCAAGGTGTGGCACCCGGCGCCGACCACAAGAGCCATTGGGGATATCGAGAGATTGAAGAGAGAGAGGACAAAGAGGCTGGAACTGAAACAAGCCGTTATAGCGGCAAGCCAGATGACACAGCAAGGCCCGAGAGCAATCGGACAATAAAAAAACCCGCTATCGGTGCGCCAACACCAGCGGGCTTTCATCAGTTACTTATCGACTAGGAAAATCGACATGCCAACTTTAGCCATTCTCGACACAGTGCGCAACCTGCGCCTGCAAAACCGCAAGCTTGCCAGCCGTCACATTGCTAATCCAGACCTGATCCGTTCATTGGAGCGCCCCGCCGGCATGGCATGGCGAGCGGTCTGGTCATGCGTCAACAGCCGTGGAGGGATCTGATCATGGCCGCCGTTATCACTCGTCACACCGAACCAAGCATCAAGGCCGCCAGTACCTACCTGGTGCAACAGGGTTACACCAACTGCGGTACCACCTGGCTGCGCGGCCAGAACGGGTACGCCCGCATGGAGCGTCTGACCTCTGGCTTTATCCGCATCATCGAGGGGGTTGCATGAGCATCGACGCCATTCATATCGCTAGGCGCGCCGAACAGGCCGTACTGCCGCTGCTGACCGAGCTGCTGGCCAGCACTGAGCAGACAAACCGCATCGCTCTGGGCGAGCTCTATTCAGGGGATGAGTACATCCAGGTGCAGCTGGTCGTGACCAGCCGCCCCGCTGATCTGCTCGATGACGACTCAGTGATGGGGGATGAGGAATGACAGACCTGTTTGAACTGGAAGCCCAGCAGGATGACCAGGGCACTACCGAGGCGGGCCATGCCCATATGCAGCCACCGGCACCGGTCAGCCAGCTGGCCAAACATTGGGAAGCAGCGAGACGTGAATATCTTCAACAGCCCAGCGGTCTGCTTGAGCTGGGTGGTATCCGCACCTTGTACTGGCTGGTGCTGGGAACTGGAGAAGTGGCGCTGGCCAAAGAGATCGCCGAATGGTGGGCTACGCACGAACAACTCCATGGACTGGGAGAAACCATCAAATGAGCAACCTCCTGATCTCTGAACTGCAAACCCGTGTGGATAGGTGGTTCGACACCCTGATGGGCGATGAGGCCCGTTTGCGCTCGTATCAGCGCCGCCTGCTGGAAATGCGCCAGCTATCCCCTCGCCCACGCTGCACGGTCTCCCTCACCCTGCGCCAGTGTATCGCTGCCAGAAAGATGGCGCGGCATGCCCTCCTTGCGCTGGCCTCCTGCCGGAACAACATCAAAGAGCTGTCGGGAAACCATCACCAATGAATCACCAGAACAACACAGGGCCAGCCGCCGAGGCTGGCCAATTTGGTTTTTCCATCAGCCGTCTGCCGACGCCAAAACCGAACCAGCTTCCGCTGTCAAAAAGAACACTCAAGGCCCGCATCGACGCCCTCGCCAACGCCATGCCGGGTACCAAGCTGGAGGCCGCCTTTGTGGGCGCCCCTGGTGAATCCGATCTGGTCTGGGCGGTGCAACTGCTCGATGGCCTCTCCATGCAGTTCACCCTGGTGCTGTTCAAGCAGTACGTGCGCCGCCGCAAAGATGGCACCACCCGCAACTGCCGCAGCGCAAACATCTGGCTGCGGGAACGTGTGAAATGGGTCCGCTCCCTGGTGATGGCGCTGCCGGTCGATGCCCAGCACCTGCGCGACGAAGAAGGCCGCAAGCGGGTCGCCCACCAGTTCGCCAACCAGACCGCCGCCATCTGGAAAAATATCGAGCAGAACACCACAGCCGGTGAACTGGACCTGATGGAGACATGGGAATCCATCAAGCAGCCAGCCGACCAATGGGCATTCATCGGCAAGATGCCGAAATTCAAAACCAAAGAGGCAAGGGATAACTGGATCCTGAGCGTGATAGTGCGCCTGCTATCTGCCAAGTGGTGGGAAAGGCGCATCAACCGCTGCTGGGACAGGCTGCAAGAGCACATCGCCATTCTGCTGGGCAAGGTGCGCAAGGGCGTCTCTGCCTACATCTCGAACGCCACCATGAAGGTGGTGCGCGAGCGCAAGCGGGCCATGATGCGCTGGCTAGCCGAGTCGGAGGTGATGAACGAGCAGCACGACTTGGTTGTCTCTATGAAGGACTGCTGGGAAGCGAGCAATGCCAACCCGGTCAACCGCCGAGCCGAGATGATGACCCGCATGCGCGGCTTTGAAGACTACGCCGAGGAGCAGGGCCATGTCGGGGTGTTCTTCACCTGGACAGCCCCGAGCCGCTTTCACGCTTGGAAGACCGGCCGCAACGGCAAGACCATCGAAAACGACAAGTACCAGGGAGCAACCCCGCGCGACACCTGCGCCTATCTGGGTCAGCTCTGGAGCCGGGCCCGCTCATATCTGAAACGATGGGGCGTGCCTGTCTATGGCTTCCGCGTCTGCGAACCTCATCACGACGGTACGCCGCACTGGCACATGCTTTTGTTTATGCGCCCCAGCGACCGGAATAAGGTGATCAGCACCCTTCAACGTTACGCCCTGACCGATGACCTGTTGGAGCTGGAGCGCAACAACCTGGGCATTCCCTTCACCGACTTTACCCCACGCTTCGACTGGAAGGAGATCGACCCGTCCAAGGGCGATGCCACCGGCTACATCGCTGCCTATATCGCCAAGAACATCGATGGCGAACACGTTGATGGTGATGACGAGGCAGGTACAAAGGCTGACCAGGGCGCCCAGCATGCCTGCGCCTGGGCCAGTTGGTGGGGGATCCGCACCTTCCAGCAGATCGGCGGTGCACCAGTCGGGGTATGGCGCGAGCTACGCCGCATCAGCAACGCCAAGAAGCACGGCGATCTGGTGGGGCCACCCAAGCCGGTATTGCAAGACCCGCGCTTTGAGGCCGCCCGCTATGCCGCCGATAACGCCATCTTTCGCTGCTACCTCGAAGCCATGGGCGGGGCGCTGGCTACCAGATCCGAGCACCCCATCAAACTAGCCCACCTCATCGAAGAACAGGCCAACAGCTACGGCGAAGACATCAAACGCCTGATGGGGCTGCACACCGCTCGCCTGGGTATCAAGACCCGCCTGCAAGGTTGGGAAGTTGTACCAGCAGGCACCTTTGAGGCCGCCAAGGCCGCCGGGGGTTCGGTTGGGGGTGTTGGGGTTAAGTCGGGCGGCAGCCCGGCTCCTTGGAGCTCTGACAATAACTGTACGCAGCCGGATCCTGAGGCGTTCGCGGATCAGTTGATGGCAGAGCAATGGGGTTTATCACCCTTCTCGATCGGACGTTTGCGGGCTGGAGCAAGCGTCACAACTGACGGTTTCACCCTCTGGCTTGAGAACGGCCAGGTGCAATCGAGCCGAGCGGTACCAAGCGAACCGGACTGGGTGCCAGAGGGCCAGTCGCCAGCCGAGCCGAACCAGCCGGATGAGTACGCGGTACCGGAAGGCGATCAGGACTGGCCGATGCTGGTTGAGCTCTGCGGCAAGGTCTACCAGGCACAGGGCCATACCGGTACCCGCAGTTGGATAGAGATGCTGCCGGAGCCCTATCAGTCAGAGATGTGGCGGGTACTGGAGGGGCTAGACGTGCCGGAGTGGATGCAAGAACAGAACGACTACAGCGAGGAGTGGGCATAAACATGAACAGCAAACAGACCGTCAGCCGGGAAGAATACCGCCGCCTGGAAAATCAGGTGACCTGCATCCTGCAGCAGCGCTGGCCAGCCAAGGAAATCAGCCAGTGGGTAGGAATGCTACAGGGCAAACAGCAGGCAGTGGCCTGCGCCGCCGGCACCCTCGCCCAACATCGCTGGCCCTGCCGGCCATCGCCCCCGAGGTGCCGACCCCGTTTCAGGCCAGAGCCAACCGCCCCACCGTGCCGGTGCTGACCGCAGATGGCCGATCTGTTGGCCGCCGCCATATCGTGGACGGGCTCGCCCCCGTGGCCATCGACCAGAGCGGCACCATCAGGTGTGCCGTCACCGGCCGCACCCTCTTTATCGCACCGGGCAGCACCACCGACTGTGCCAATCCGGGCGCAGCAGAGCAGCTCAACCCTGAGTACAAGCCATCTCTGCACCAAGTAGTGGCTGATAACAGATAAATCTGTACAAGAGATGAAACGCCCGTTCTATAGCAAAAATATAACTCGCATCGGAGTGTAGAGTTTCTTATCTAACCTCAGTCAACAAATGTATATAGCGCATAGTAAAAATTGTAAATCACTCTCTAAGAGTTTATTTTACTCACTATATTTTTCGTTCCGCCAATATTCTGAAAATTCAAACCACCATCGAATTGTAAAAACACTTTTTCCCAAAAGTTGACGGAGTCATTTACTGGTTCAATTACAAACTTGCATTTACTTTTTAAGATATGGTCTATAAGTGCTTTAGCGGCAAGTTTGCCAAAACCATTCTTGCGAAACTCCTTTGGGACAAAAAACCTCGCAAGCTCAGGAAGGTCATCATCTTCATCATAAAAGTCATATAGTACTGCGTACGCTTTATAATTACCTTTTGCTATTAAAAAATAATCTCTTTCGAATATATCGAAACCAGGGTTCAATTCTTTTGTTTCACAAAGAGCTTCATTCACGTCTTGATAATCTACGTCTATAACCGACATGTCACTCATATACTCACCTATATGACAGATAAATATTTGGCAATACACTGCACACTGCAGTGTGTATACCACCAAAAACTCATAACTAACACACTAACAATAAATTACCATGATTTGCAAATCCGAATTGCTTCTTCGTGAGATAAATTAACTTCACGACATAGTAGAGCGATGAGTACCTCCTTGTTCTCATGGCAGGTCTATAGCTGAATGGTGGAGCTTACCTATTTGCCCTTGATATTTATAACTAAGCACTGCAAAATCTTCCCCCTAAATCCGTATTTAATAATGGATCCATCATCCACGGCATGGTTCCAGAAACAATCTTTCAGATTACCACTGAACCTGTTTTTTATAATAGGGTGGTGATGGTGAATTTTGATGAAAAATTGAATGCATAAACTAATGTATCAAGACGTAGTGATTTTTCCTTCTACGCATTTCATCAAACGACATGCTAGGGTTCTTTATAGCCAGTTATGACACCGACAACGCTCAAAATGTTAAGCTGTATATCTCGACTGATGTCCCCAGGGTTTGATCCTGGCTCCCCCTCGGGCACCTTCATCCCAAACGTCTCATAGTAATCCACCCAAGAAGGTGATATTTCACCAGTCTTCAGATCACGAAAACTCATCGGCTTTTCAGGAAAGAACGCAACACCACCGTTTGCATGCTTAAACATATCCACTACTAACTCACTGCAATACAGTGCTAGTTCATCAGTTAAATAAATGACATCGTAAGGCATACCTCTCTTTTCAAGTCCATAAGAAATGGCACTGGGAATTAGTGCTTTGTGCTCATCACGAAGTCGTGCGTGAATGTAGCGAGGTTTACCCGGCTCAAACTCAGAACGACGCAGGTGTACGGCCAAATTCGTCACTCGAACTTCTGGCGGAAATGCCTCCAGCACATAGGTGCCATAATTGTTGAGTACAACAACCCCCATGTGATTGACACGAGCTCCACCATAGCCTTTGGTTACCGCCGATATTGCATTGTCCGGTGGCCCTATTTGCGTAAAAATCAGATCACCACTCTCAAACATGCTGATTCTCCTTTTTTATTGCCATCTTGCTCCCTAACTCTCGGCTGGAGCCATCTCAGTATTTTAGCAACAGTCCTTCATATGAAGTGCTTAAGGTTGTTTATGCCTTCACCACCGGCAGCTCGCCGAGCGCGGTGGTGTAGCGGGGGCTTAACTGATCCCGCTTCATCATCCACTCTTTGGTGTCTCGGCCACGAACGGCGAAGTAGACCTTCCCCAGTTGCCCCTGGTTGATCTTGTCGATGACCTGCATCAGCGCCTCGCGATGCGGGGATTGCTGCTCACCTGCGAACAGGTCGCCCTGCTGCATGTTGGAGGGGATGAAGTCAGTCAGCATGACCCCTCCTTTCTGATAGCGTTGCTCGTCGCGCCAGATGCGGGGGAGCAATTCGGGGATCAGGGCCAGCAGAGCACGGGTGTCATGGGTGGGCATGGCCAGCCTGGTGCTCACCTGGTTGCCGTAATAGGGTTCCCGATCGCTGAACGGGCTGGTGCGAATGAAGAGCGTCACATGCCGGCAGCACATCCCCTCGCCTCGCAGCTTCTCGGCGGCGCGCTCCATGTAACCGGCCAGTGCCTGGTGCATGGGGCCTATCTGGGTGATGCGCTCGCCGAAGGAACGCGAGCAGATGATCTGCTGCTTGGCCTGGGCCTTTTGCTCCAGCTCGGCGCAAGGGATCCCGCGCAGCTCCTGCACAGTGCGTTCCACGACCACGCCATAACGGCGCCGCAGGCTCTTGGGGTCAGCAGCGACCAGATCGGCCACCGTTTTTATGTCCTGAGTTTCCAGCTTGGCTGTCAGCCGCCGGCCAATACCCCATATCTCGTCCACCGGGGTGATCGCCATCAGCTTGGCGCGGCGCCCTTCATCCCGCAGATCAACCACGCCGCCAGTGGCCGGCCACTTCTTGGCGGCATAGTTGGCCAGCTTGGCCAGCGTCTTGGTGGGGCCGATGCCGACCCCAACCACAAGCCCGGTCCACTGCTGCACCCGCTCGCGGACTTGGCGGCCATAAGTCACCAGGTCGCCAGCCCAAGACTCGCTCAGCTCGATAAAGGCCTCGTCGATGCTGTAGACCTCCACCGCCGGGGCCATCCCCTCCAGAATGGTCATCACCCGGTTCGACATGTCTCCATAGAGTGCGTAGTTGCTGGAAAACCAGACCCCGCCCATGGCCTCGAAGAACTGGCTGATCTGGAAGTAGGGCACCCCCATCTTGATGTCCAGCGCCTTGGCCTCCGCCGAACGGGCGACAACGCAGCCATCGTTGTTGGAGAGCACCACGATGGGCCGGCCTTTGAGGTCAGGGCGAAACAGCCGCTCGCAACTGGCGTAAGAAGTTGTTCACGTCGACCAGGGCGACGGCGCAGTGCTTGTTCATGGGGTCGCCATCTTGTGCACGACGAAGGCTACCACCCCGAAAATCTCCAGCTCCTGCCCCTCGCAGAAATGAATAGGCCGATAGACAGGGTTACCCGGGAGCAGCGCCACCGATGGCTCAAGCTGCAACTTCTTCACCGTGAATTTACCATCGACCGCGGCGACCACCACGCAGCCATCCAGCGCCTTACGGCTACGGTCCACGACCAGCAGGTCGCCATCGCGGATCCCGTAGTCGACCATACTGTCACCGGCTGCCCGCACAAAGTAGGTGGCCGCCGGGTGGGCAATACACAGCTGGTTAAGGTCGATGGTTTGCTCGGTGTAGTCCTGCGCCGGTGACGGAAAGCCGCAGGCCACCGGGGAGAGGAACAGGGGGAGCTCCAACAAGGGGGCATCAGGAGTGGGTTGAGCAAACATCATAAACGCCTCGAACACGCTGTATATAAGTACAGTATGATAGATTACCAACACACATTGATAAACATCTCAAACGAAACCGTGTCAGTGTATAGATAACTTCTCTACGTATGACTATCAAAACAGAAACCGATCACTTAAATTAGTAATTCAATTTATTAGTGGAGACTACAATGGGAGAGTATGCAAAAGAACTGTCAAAGCGAATAACTTGCGAAAGAAAGAAAGAGGGCTATTGCTTAATATGCGATAATCATAAACCACTAACTGAGGATCACGTTCCACCCAAAAGCGCAGTAACGATAACTAGAACAGAACAAAAGTTGATAACAGAAGCTTTTAAAAGCGCTCCAACAAATCTAAAAGGCGTTCGTTCACGGAACGGAAATAAATTCAAAACTATATGTAAGCAATGCAACAGCTCTCTTGCTGATGGCGATACAGAGATAGGTATTGCATACAAAGAGCTAACTAAAAAAATTAATAACTATTTTGCAAGTGCTAATAGAGTCAATTCATTCGTGTCAGTGAAAATTAATCCAATAAAATACATTCGGGCTATGGCTGGACATATCCTGGCCGCCACAAGTGAAGATGAATGCCAGCAAAAACAATCTGATAGCCCTTACTTCACTCCAATCAAAAACTTTGTCTTAGGTAAGTCAGACTCTATCGACGATAGTCATGATATTTATTATTGGTTTTATCCAAAAGGACGCCATTTGAGTGCAAAAATATTAGCATTTCATAACAAGGGAAACAGTAGCGCGATAAGTCTTCTATCATTTTTCCCAGTAGCATTTCTGATCACGGAAAAAGGGAAGGGAATTTATCCTGTGCAGGCCACAAAATTAGATTCAAAAAGCGAATCACTGTTGCTGGACCTGTCATTAAGAAATGTGAATTATGTGGACTTTCCATTCACAAAATTAGAGGATTGGCAGTTCTATTTAATGCCAGATTACACATGCACAACAAGTTATCCGATAAAATGAATTTATAGTTAGCAACAGCATTGGGAAAAGGAGAGCCAATATTGTTAGGGGGCTATTGCGCCCCCAGTCCATTCAGTACCATCTGCCGCCCCTCTGGCGTCAGCGACCCAACCAGACTCAATACCAGCTGGTTCGCCGTCTTGGCTGATGGGCTCAGGGTGTGAGCAAACGACAGACAGGCCACCCAGGAATGGCCACACTCTGCATCGGTACATTGGCAGTAAAGATCGGATACATCCGGGCTCAACTGGTTGGTCTTGGTAATGCGACCCCTCTGGCCACATACTTTGCAATAAACCCGCATCACCCCTCCCAATAAATATAAAATACAATCAATAGATTGCATCTTACACCAATGTGACTGTTTTTTTATACAGTTGAACCTATCGTTTCCCGAAAATCGACCCACAAGGTCCGGGGCAGGTCGGTACTATTGATGGCATCCTGGACGAGCTCGCACAGCGGCAGCACCTCATTCCTAGCATAGGTGGCGTCGTACTTCTCAGGATCGCCCAACCCGCCCCCACCATTGGTCGGAATGATGCCGGCCAGCGCCGCTGGGAAGCGGTGAGAAGTCAATACATCCTGGGCGGTGATCCCCTTGATGGCCGCGAACTCGTCCTTGGTCGCGATATCCCCCACCGGGATCAACTTGATGCCATCGGGCTTGCCGTCGGGGATGTTCACGAACATCGAGCGGAAGTTACCCACCCCCTTGCTGTTGGCGATCATCTCCTTCATCTCGGCTTCGGTGTCATCGTCCATGTTCGGGTCGGTGGCGTAGAAGATGAACCCCATGTGGGCGCCGTTGAGGAAGTATTTGCGCCGAAACAGGGTGGCGTCCTGATTGAGCAGGGCCGACTGCAGGCCGCCCAGATAATCAGGCATGCCATAGACCTGCTGCTCGGGGTCGTACTGGGCCAGCCAGATGACATCCTCAGTCCGATATATCAGACTCGGCTTGCCCTGCTGCAGGTAAACAAAGCAGCCATCTTCGCGCCGGCGCAGGTAGACGCTCGAGAGCGGGTGCAGCCCCACCACCTGGCCAAAGCCATTGCGAATTTTAAGCAGTCCCGCATCCCCGAACTGCAGGTAGTTGTGCACGAACGCCGTGATGGTGGCGCGCTGATTGGTAAAGCGGCCGGCGACCATGTTGCGACGCGCCATCAGGATGGCCCCGTGGTGGGCGTTGGCCCGCGCCACCTTGGCCAGCCCCTTGCGCTCGATGGGGGGCTGGTAATACTCGCCGTAGGGGTTGTAGAAGACCCCGGTGTAGTCGGTCATCCAGGCGGTGGAATCTACGGCCTCCGGCATACTGAACGCCACGGCGCCGCGGCTGGATGAGGTGGCCACCTGGGCCGATGGCTGTTTTCGTTGTTTGGTCATGCTGCCTTCTTCTCCTGGCTGGTTGCCCAGGTGGATTTGCGTTTGCGGTTGGTATCGAGCGGCTCGTTGGCCACGGCGTGGGCGATGGCAAAGAACACATCGGCGTGTCCGGTCACGTTGTCGCGGGCGGCCCTAAACGTCATCTGGCCGCCACCGGTGGTGCTGCGCTTGATGGCCAGGAACGCCAGCGGGATATCCCGATCCGAGCTGTCCCACTCGATGCGGTTGGCCTCCACCACGTCGATCATCTTGAGTACCAGCCGCGACTTGCTCTCGATGCTGTAGTTGATGGGGTGGCACACCCCTTTGAACACGGGCTTGAGCAGGTCATAGACCCCGGAGCCGATGCCAGAGACGTCGACCCCCAGATAAGTGACCCGGAACTTCTTGGCGATGCGCTCGATCTCCTGCGCCTGGTACTGGAAGTTGAGCCCGCGCCAGTAGTGCTTTTCCAGCACCCGGAACCGCTCACCGGCAACGGTAGGCGGGGCGACCACCACCAGGGTGGCGTTATCACGAGTGCGGCTCGGGTCGTAACCCATCCACACCTCCCGCCGCCCGAACGGATCGGGCCGCCCTGGCTTGTAGTCCTCCCACCGGGTCGGGTCCACCCCTGCCCGCTCCATGTCTTGGAACTTGAACACCGACAACGCATCGTCGATAAAGCGGCACAGGTAGAGGCGATCGAACACCTCCTCCGGGTATTCGTCTTTGAGCTCCTCGATGTCGATGAGGTTGCAGCCAAGACGAATGGCATCCTCGATGGTGATGACATAGCGCCACTGCCGATCGGGACAGACCCGGCCGCCATCACGCATCTCATCTTCACCAGGGAAATCGATCGCCACCCGGCTCGGGCGCTGCCCCTTCCAGCGATCCCCGGTCCAGAACCGGTACGCCTCGTGCACCTTGCTTGAAGGTGTCGAGAAGTAGGTCTTGCGCCAGCGGGTTTGGGTCGCCATGGCGCTGGCCACGTCAGAGAGCTTCTCGAAGTTGGGGATCCAGAAATACTCGTCGATATAGACGTTGCCAGAGCGGGACTGGGCGCTGTTGGAGTTGGTCGAGCAGAAGTGCAGCTCGGCCCCGTTCGACAAGACGATGGGATTACCGGTCAGGGTTAGCCCAAGGAATGTCTGGGCGATCTTGCAGATGTAGGATCGGAACACCTCCGCCTGGGCCCGGGTGGCCGACAGGAATATCTGATTGCCACCGGTCAGCACCGCATCTTCCAGCGCCTCGCCGGCGAAGTAGTAGGTCATGCCGATCTGGCGCGACTTCAAGATGTTGCGGGTTCGCGGCAAGGCCGGGTCGTTCTTGGCCTCGCGGCAGCGCAGCTGGTAGCCAAACAGGGTACCCAACCACTCGGCGAAATCGGCCTCGGTCAGGTGACCGACTTCGTTCTTCCCCTTCTTGCCGCCCTTGCGGCTGCCTCCGTCCTGGCCACCTCGGCCCCGCCTGCCACGCTCGGGTGAAGGCTCGCTGCCCTCTTCCCGCTGGGCCTTGAGGGTCTGCTCCCGCTCGGCCCACTTGAGCGCCTTCTCTTTCAGACTGACATGGTGGCCAATCAGCCGATCGAGCTCCTCCAGCTCGGCGCCGGTCTTCTTCTCCCGCCCCAGCAAGGATTGCACACGGCGGGCGATGGCATCCTCCACCGCCTCATCGGTCAGCAGGTCACGCCAGCCGAGCTTCTCGGCCCAGTAGTAGATGATGCGACAGGAGTTGAGCCCCAGTTCGTCCTTGATCTCCTGGGGTGTCCATCGTTTAAGGTAGAGTCCCCGCGCGGCATTGCGGATCTCTTCGGGATACGCCACAGCGCCTCCATCAGGTGAATGATGGCGCCATCATAGCCAGCCCCCTCCCCCGACTTATCCCACTGATGTTCTGAGCAATTCGGATTTCCTGCTGGATCCGAATTGCCTGGAACACAACCGGATGAAACCCCCTTGCCGACCCGATAGCCTGAGCCCGCATCTATTGGGAGCAGGCATGAACGAATCAACCTTGAGAACTGGCTGGGTCTCTATCGCCACCGAAGGCAAAGCGGTGGACGGGCGGGATATTACCCGCGACTGGCTCACCGACATGGCCGAGACCTATGACCCGACCTATTACACCGCCGTCATCTGGCCAGAGCACGATCGCTGGTCCAGCTATGGCACCGTGCAGGCGCTCAAGACCGAAGAGGTAGACGGCAAGCTCAAGCTGTTCGCCATCCTTTGCCCTAACCGGGATCTCATCTACTGGAACCAGAGCGGCCAGTATCAGTTCTGCTCCATCGAGCCATTCGAGCAATTCGCCGATCTGGGCCGAACCTACCTGATTGGCTTGGGGGTCACCGACCAGCCCGCCAGCACCGGTACCACCTACCTCAAGTTCAGCAAGAGCAACAAGGGCCAAACCATCGGCACCAGCGAACCGCTGGATCTCTCGATGTTCAAACTACCCAAGCACGAAAAGGCCGATGGCCTCATGACCAAGCTGTTCAGCTTCATGGCCAGCCATGGCGAACCTGCCCCCCAACCCAAGCCCAGCCAACCCGAGGATGAGGACATGAACAAAGAGCAATTCGATCTGCTGCAGGGGACCCTGACCGGCCTTGGCGAAAAGATCGAGAGCTTCAGCGCCAAGCTGGAAGCCAAGCCGGAGACCGAACCGACCCCGGCCCCGGTCATCGACCCGGCCAAAGAAGACAAGCCCGGCATCACCACCGAACAGTTCAGCCAGCTGCAAACCCAGCTCAGCGCACTGACCGCCAAGATCGACCAGTTCTCCGTCGAAGTGCCGGGCCAGCGCCCGGGCGCACTCGGTGGTGACGATACCCCCACCGTATTTTAAGGACGCTCCATGAGTCAGACCCTCACCGTCCAGGCCATGCAGCGCCTGGATCAATACAGCAATGCCCTGGCCAAGTCCTACGGCATCCCCGTCAACGCGCTGGCCAAGCAGTTCAGCGTCACCGGTCCGGTGGAAACCGGCCTGCGCGCGGCCCTGCTCGCCTCCGTTGAGTTCCTTGGCCTCATCACCTGTATGGACGTGGATCAGATCAAGGGCCAGGTGGTGCAAGTCGGCATTGGCAAGCTGTTCACCGGCCGCAAGAAAGGCAAGCGCTTCCAGGGCAAGGTCGGCGTGGATGGCAACACCTACGAGCTGACCGAAACCGATTCGTGCGCCTCACTCGACTGGGCGACCCTGTGCGTCTGGGCCAACGCCGGCAACGAGGGCGAGTTCATCCGCCTGGTGGGCGAGTTCATCAACCAGGCGTTTGCCCTGGACATGCTGCGGGTTGGCTGGAACGGCGTGAAAGCCGCCGATGATACCGACCCCGATAAATACCCGCTGGGGGAGGACGTCAACAAAGGCTGGCATCAGATCGCCCGTGAGTGGAACGACGGCAGCCAGATCATCAAGGCCAAGGCCGGCGAGAAGATCTACTTCGACCCGGACGGCAAGGGCGATTACAAGACCCTGGACGAGATGGCCTCGGATCTTATCAACACCACCATCGATCCGCTGTTCCGCCAGGACCCGCGCCTGGTGGTGCTGGTCGGTACCGACCTGATTGCCGCCGCCCAGGCCAAGCTCTACAGCGAAGCCACCAAGCCGAGCGAGCAGATCGCCGCCCAAAAGCTGGCCGAGTCCATCGCCGGACGCCGCGCCTATATCCCGCCCTTCTTCCCGGGCAAGCGGATGGTGGTCACCACCCTGGACAACCTGCACCTCTACACCCAGCGCGCCACCCGCAAACGCAAGGCGGACGATAACCAGGACAACAAGTGTTTCGATAACCAGTACTGGCGCATGGAAGGCTACGCCCTGGGCGAGCACCTGGCCTATGGCGGCTTTGAAGAGGCTGACATTGAGATCGGCTCCGCGCCGGCAGCGCCCGAGGCCTAAGCCATGAGCTCACCCGGTCAGCGTCACAAGCAACGCGTGCAAGCCATGCAGGGGGCCGAACAGGCCGCCTGCTCCGGCATGGCCACCGGTGCGGTGGCCGACAGCCTGCACCTGCAGTTGATTGCCCTGGAGCAGGACATCAGCCGGCTGCGCACGCTGGCGCGCATCGGTGACCGGGTGAACATGAAACGCGATGAGCTGATGCCCAAGTACCGCCCCTATGTGGAACGCTATCTGACCACCGTCGCAGAGTCCGGCCAGCCCTATCAGAACGAGCTTTTTCAACGCCTCATCATCTGGGCCTTTGACGTCGGGGATTTCGACGCCGGCATTGCCTGGGCGGAGCTCGCCATCGCCCAGGGTCAGCGCACCCCGAACAACATCAAGCGTGACTGGGCCCACTTCGTGGCCGACACCGTGCTGGAGTGGGCCGAGAAACAAGCGGCCGAGGGCCATGCCGTCGAGCCCTGGTTCTCCCGGGTGTTCGACAAGGTACGCAATGACTGGCGTCTCAACGAGAAGCTGACTGCCAAGTGGTTCAAGGCCGCCGGTTGCCTGCTACTGCGTGACCACGACGGCCAGCCCCGCCCCAGCGCCGTGGGCGACAGCGCCACCCTGGAGCAAGCCGATCACTGGCTGGCCCAGGCCGACAAGCTGCACGGCAAGGTGGGCGTCGGCACCTTGCGCCAAAAGATTGCCATGCGCCTGCGGGCGCTTAACCCGGAGCAATAAGACTCTCCGCGCCACCGCACCCCGGCGCGAATGCCATGGGCAGCCTTTGGCGAGCCTTGCGGCAATTGCGTGGCTTCAGGGGTGCCCCATTTCAACCAACCAGCGAGGCAAGCCATGTTTGCAGGCAAGGACATCGACTACAGCACCGCCACCATCCGCAATGACGGGTTCTGGCCTGATGTGGCCGTCGCTGACTTCGAGCGCCGCCGCGCCTTGCCCGCCGATCTGGATGCCCAGACCACCGGCGCCGCCCTGCTGGCCGCCGTCTCTGAAATCAACCTGCAGCTCGGCCGCCATCAGGTGGCGCTGCAGGCTAAGGGGTACACCACGGCCGCCGAGGTACCCGGGCCCAGCCTGGAGGGCGGCACCAACGCCCTGACCGAGCAGTATCTGGCCGCCGTCTTTGCCCGCGCCAAGGCCGCCCTGCTGCCGGAGTTCGCCAGCGTCACCGAGCGGGCCACTGCCAACAATCAGGTGGAGCGATCGCCAGACCAGCGCGCGCTGCTGCTGGCCGAGAGTCAGCAACTGGTGCGCAGCATCAAGGGCAAACACCGCACGGGAGTCTCGCTGATATGAACGAACAGCAGGCCCAGGGCTACTTCCTGCAAGGGCTCCATGCCGAGCTGCTGCGGGTGCTGCCGGCCAAGTGTCACAAGCGCCTGGATAGCTGGATGGAGAACGGCACCATCAAGCTCGAACCCAAGAACATGGGCCCCACCGGGGTGAACGTGGCCTGGCTCACCTACCAGGCGGTGTTCACCATCGAGCAGTTGCCGTTTCGCGAGCTCGACCCGGCCATTCTGTTGGCCACCGTCGCCGCCTGGGTGCAAGAGCACGACGACTACCGCGAGCAGTACGAGTTGCCCGATCCCGAGTACGCGGTTACCCCGAATGACGAGCAGACCGCGGATCTCGAGATCCAGCTCCCCTTTGCCGAGCCGCTGCGCCTCATCCCACACGAACAGGGCCTTATCCAGTGGGGTGGCCAACGCTGGAACGTGGCCCCTTATGACATCTGGGTGGCCGAACAGATTGACGTGAACGTGGCGGGTACCGCCCAGCACCGGGTCGGGGCCTGAGCATGATCACCATCACGCTCGACACCCGCCGCAGTAAAGAGCAGCTCAACCTGCTGGCCCTGCCACCCAAGAAGCGCAAGCGGCTGGTGTGGCGGGCAGCCACGGAGTTGAAGAAGCTGGCCGCCCGCAACGTGCGTCAGCAGCAAGACCCTGAAGGCAATGCCTGGGCCCCCCGCAAGCGCGGTAAACGCAAGATGCTGCGCGGCCTGCCCAAGCTGCTGGAGATCCGCACCCCTCGCCAGGACGTGGCCGAGCTGGGGTTTACCAAAGGCACCATGAGCGCCCACGCCGGGATCATCGCCAACACCCACCAGAAGGGGCACACCTACCAGGTGACAGCGGCCAGCCGGCGTCGAATCGCCCCGAGCGATGGCGGCAAGCACAAACCGGCCAGCAAGGCGCAGGCCCGCAAGCTACGCGAGTTGGGATTCAAGCGCCCGGGCAAGCGCAAGCGGTCATACCGCTCGGCCTCGCTCGGCTGGATCACCGGCAACCTCAACTATGCCCAGGCCGGCCTGCTCATCAAGAAGCTCAAGGATGAGCCGGTGAAGGAGAGCTGGGAGATCCAGCTACCAGCGCGCCCGTTCCTGGGCGCCAGTACCCGGCAGCGGGAACAGGCCTTTGCTCGTGCCCTGCAGAGCATCGACTACGGCTGGGACGTCAGCAAGCAAGACCTCAAGAGGAAATAAGCCATGTGGCCAGAAGTACAGATCAACAACTTGAACCAGATGCAGGGGCCGGTGACCGAGGTCGAGCGCCACCTGCTGTTCATCGGCAGCGCCGCCAGCAACACCGGCAAGCTGCTCTCCCTCAACACCCAATCCGACTTCGATCAGTTGCTCGGCGCCGGCGACAGCGAGCTCAAGGCCAACCTGCTGGCCGCCCGTGACAACGCCGGCCAGAACTGGACCACAGCCGCCTACGTGCTGCCCACCGATCAGGATTGGCTGGAGGCCGCCCGCGCCGCGCAGCTGACCCAATCCTTCGAAGGGGTCGTGGTGCTGGGGCAGAAGTGGGACCAGGCCAAGATCAACGCCGCCCACGCCTTCAATCAGGAGATGATCGCCAAGTGGGGACGCTGGCAGTTTCTACTGCTGGCGGTGCCGGGCATCGTATCGACCGACGACGACGCCCAAGACTGGAGCGAATACGAAGGCGCCCTGACCGCCCTGCAGGATGGCATCAAAGCCGACTCGGTGGGCCTGGTGCCGATGCTCTGGCCCAACCTCATCGGCGCCTATGCCGGCCGCTTGTGCAACCGAGCGGTGAGCATCGCCGACAGCCCCTGTCGAGTGAAGACCGGTGCCCTGGTGGGGCTTGGCAACACGCCGGTGGACAAGGACGGGATCCCGCTGCCGCTGGCCACCCTGCAGACCCTGGAGAAGAACCGCTACTCGGTGCCGATGTGGTACCCGGACTATGACGGGATCTACTGGGCCGATGGCCGCCAGCTCGATGCCGAGGGTGGCGACTACCAGGTGATCGAAAACCTGCGGGTAGCCTACAAGGTCGCGCGCCGGGTGCGCATCCGCGCCATCGCCCGCATCGGGGATCGCTCGTTCAACTCGACCCCGGGCAGCACCGCGGCCGCCATCACCTATTTCGGCAAAGACCTGCGTGCCATGGCCAAGGCCACCACCATCGGTGGCCAGCCGTTCCCGGGTGACATCGCCTCCCCCCAGGATGGCGACATCCGCATTCAGTGGGTCTCCAAGAACCTGGTCTCGGTCTACGTGGTGGTGCGCACCGTGGACTGCCCCAAGGGGATCACCGTCAACATCATGCTCGATTTGAGCCTCAACAACGGGGAGGGCTAACCCATGACCCGCCGTATTTCCGGTGCCAGTTTTGACACCACCCTGATGGGCGCCATGGTCCACGTCGAAAAGGCCAGCCTCACCATCACCGACAACAGCGCCGTGGCTCAGACCCGGGGTATCCCGGACGGCTACGTGGATGGCGACGTCGCCGCCGAGTGTGAGTTTGAGCTCGATACCAAGAACTTAAAGCTGCTGGCCGATGCCGCCAAACGGGCCGGCAGCTGGCGCGGGATGGAGCCGGACGATGTGCTGTTCTACGCCGACACCGGCAGCGATCAGATGAAGGTGGAGGCCTTCGGCGTGAAGCTCTTGGTCTCCGACCTGCTCGACATCGATCCCAAGGGCGGCAGCAAGAGCGTGCACAAGGTGAAAGGCTTTGTGACCTCCCCTGACTTTGTTCACCTCAATGGCGTGCCGTACCTCTCCAAGGACGACACCCGCCACCTGCTGGGTTAAGGGGAACACTTGGACGATATCGACCGCGCCAACCACCACGCCGCCAGCATCCTGGCGGCCCAGCTGGCCAACCAGGTAGGCAAAGGCCGTTACCAGGGGATGAGCCTGCACCAATGCGAAGAGTGCGACGACGCCATCCCAGAGGCACGCCGCCACCATGTGCCGGGAGTGCGCCTGTGCGTCCCCTGCCAGACCCGCCTCGAACGGTTGGGCCGTTAACCCGAGCAACGGATATGAACCACATGCCTCATAAAGACCCGACCCTTGCCACCGCCTTGCTGGCCTGGCTGATGGACAACTGGCCCGCCATCTATGGGGCCCTGCTGGCGCTGGCCATCGCGTTTTTGCGCATCACCTATGCCGGAGGGCGGGGCCGCCGCCGGCTGATCGAATCCCTGCTGTGCGGCCTCATCACCCTGGCCGCTGCCACCGGTACCCAGTTACTTGGGATCCCCCAGGAGGCCACCCCGTTCCTGGGCGGCGTGGTGGGTCTCATCGGGATCGACATCCTGCGAGACAGGGCAAAGGTGATGTTTGGCAAGAAGGAGGACACCCATGGCGCGTAGTCACTGCCACCCGAACGTGGCCGCCTTCCTGGACATGCTGTCCTTTTCTGAGGGCACCATCGGTCTGGGGGATGACGGTTACAACAAGCTGGTCAATCCGGCGGGCTTCTTCACCGACTACCGCACCCACCCGAACGTCAAGGTGCAGGTGAGAAAGGACCTGGTGAGCACGGCTGCGGGACGTTATCAGCACCTGTCAAAGCACTGGCCTCACTACCGTGACCAGCTTGGTCTGCCGGATTTCGGCCCTGAGTCGCAAGACTCCTGGGCGATCCAGCTTATCCGCGAGCGCCAGGCACTGGCCGATGTGGTCGATGGCCGCATCGCACAGGCCGTGCCTAAGTGCGCCAACATCTGGGCCAGCCTGCCCGGCGCTGGCTACGGCCAGCACGAACACAAGCTGGCCGACCTGCTGGCCAAGTTCACCGAGTTCGGCGGGGTGCTGGCATGAGCACCCTCATCCGGCTGCTGCCGACCATCATCGGGCTGGTGATTGGCACCTTGCTGTTTGCCCAGGGGGAGCGACTCACCCAGCGCACCCGGGAGCTGGCCACCGCCAACGAGACCATTGCCACCCTGCGAGAAGCCAACGACCAGATGGACAGTGCGCTCAAGACGCTGCGGCGAGAAGACGACGCCCTGCGCCAACTGCTCGCCCACCAGAACACCGCCCTGACCGAGCTCGACAACCAGAACAGGAAAACCGCCGATGAACTGCAAGACGCCCTGGCCACGCCGCCTGCGGGCCGCCCGGATTGCGCTCGCGAGCCTCTACCTGGCGGCGCTCTGCGCCTGCTCCAGCCAGCCCACGACCGTGGTGCAAACCAAGGTGGTCAAGCGGCTGCCGCCGCCGGGGCTGGTGCCCCACTGCCCGGAGCCTGATTTCACGGGGAGCACCTACGGCGACGCCGTGCGGTTTATCCCCACCCTGCAGACGGCGCTGCGCCGCTGCCAGACCCAACTCAACACCCTGAATCACTGGATACACCAAGAGGAAATGACCCCATGAACAAGCAAACCATCACCCTGACCATCGCCGGTACCGACATCGCCTTTGCCCCCACCCTGGTGGCCTACAACGGCTACATCAACGATCTGAACCTCAACGACAAGGTGGCGCCGGCGCACAACTACCTGCGCAAGATTGTCAGTGCCGAGCACAAGGAGGCCCTGGCCGAGCTGCTCAAACTGCCGGGCGCCGCCCTGCAGCTGACCGCCAAGGTCAACGACGAGTTCGCCCCGGCGCTGGATATCACCGTAAAAAACTGACCGGGCGCGCCGAGGCCATCGAGCGCAATCAGCTGGAGCAGGTGCTGGCGCTGCGGCGCCACTACCTGCCCCATGAAGAAGATGACCTCGATAGCCTGGCCCGCGCCCTCTGGTTTGATAAGCACTACCGAGAAACACTCGCCCATGCCGTCGCGCAGGGGATAGCCAACGCCTTCAACGGATAAGAGACCCCTATGGCCTGGATGGAAAAACTGATGATGCAGGTGGCCTTGGTGGATCAGGTCACCAAGCCCCTGCAGGGCATCAACACCCAGATCGATCAGGTCAGCAAAGCCGGTCGGCAAGGCTGGGGCAACATGGCCATGGGGGCCACTACCCTGGCCGCCGGCGGGTTGGCGATCCAGGCCGCGCTCGGCCCCGCCATCGAGATGGACAGGGCGCTGGCGGAGGTGGCCTCCCTCGATGTGCAGAAAGATGTACTCGGGGCGCTGGGCCAAGAGGCGCTCAAGCTGTCGGTGCAATACGGCGCATCGGCCACCGAGATTGTGCGCTCGTCCTATGACATCCAGTCCGCGATCGCCGGACTGGAGGGCAACGAGCTGCCCGCCTTTACCCGCGCCTCCACCACCCTGGCCAAGGCCACCAAGGCCGACACCGCCACCATCACCAACTACATGGGCACCATGTACGGCATCTTCGAGCAGCAGGCCAAGCAGATGGGCAAGGCCAACTGGGTAGAGGATGTGGCCGGCAAGACCGCACTCGCGGTGCAGCTGTTCAAGACCACCGGCCAGGGCATGGCCGATGCCTTTGGCGCCATCGGCGCCAGCGCCACCTCGGCCGGCGTGTCGATGGATGAGCAGTTCGCCGTGCTCGGCCAACTGCAAGCCACCATGAGCGGCGGCGAGGCCGGTACCAAGTTCAAGTCGTTCTTAGCCGGGATCGGCAGTGCCCAGAAGGCGCTCGGCCTGCAGTTCACCGATGCGGCGGGCAACATGCTGCCGGTGCTCACCATCCTGGACAAGCTCAAGGTGCGCTACGGGGAAACCATGAGCGTGGCCGAAGGGGACGAGCTCAAGAAGGCTTTCGGCTCGGACGAGGCGGTGGCCATGGTCAAACTGCTGATGACCAATACCAAGGGGCTGGCCACCAATATCAACGCCCTGGCTAATACCCATGGCATGGGCAAGGCCGAGCAGATGGCCGCCGCCATGACCGATCAGTGGGAGCGGGTGACCCAGGCCTGGTTCGCCATCCGGGCAGCCGCCTTTGGCATGGTGCTCCCGGCCATCAACAAGGTGGTGGGCAGCTTTGCCGATGGGGCCGATACCGTGCTGCGCTGGACCCACCTATTCCCGAACCTGACCAAAGTGATCAGTTACGCCACGCTGGCCATTGTGGGCCTTGGCATGGTCACCGGCACCTGGTTGCTGCTGGCTGGCCTGGCCAAGCTGGTGACCCTGGGCTGGGGTATCGTCATGATGGGGCTGCTTGCCCCACTCAAGTTGCTGCGGGGCGCCATGGCGCTGATGCGCACCTCTATGTTGCTGGTCAACCTCGCCATGTATGCCAACCCGGTGCTGCTCATCGTGGGCGGGATCCTCGCCCTGGTCGCCGCCGTGGCGCTGGCCATCGTCTACTGGGACGAGCTCTATGCCGCATTCTCGGTCCTGACCAGCTTTGAGCTGCTGGCCGCCTTCTTTCATGGACTGGCCGAGACCTTTGGCCCCCTCGCCTCGCAGGCGCTGGTACCGATTGCCGACACCCTGGGGATCATCGTCACCTTGCTCGGTCAGGCCTGGGATTGGCTCGGCTCCTTTTTCGGTGCCACCGAGCAGGCCAGCCTCGGGATCGATAGCGTGACCGATGCCGGCCGGCGCATGGGCAGCATCCTCGGTAGTGTGTTCGAGGCCCTGCTCACCCCCTGGCAGTGGATCATCAAGGCAATCCGCTACGCCCTCGATCTGATGGGGATGATCCCGGGCATTAACATCGACACCAGCAAGCTGGTGATGCCGGACTTGAGTCAGCCCTTGAGTGCCCAGCTGCAGGCCCAACCACCGCTCGAGCGCCTGAATGGCCCCCTCGCCCGCTACCGCCAGCAAGACCAGAGCAAGGTGCCAGCCGGCGGCCTGGGTCAGCAGTTGATCCAGGCTAACGCGGCCGCGACCACTGCCAACCAGAAGCCTGCCAAGTCCCTGCACATCGGCGAGGTACATATCACCAACAAGAACCCAATGACCCCGGAGGAGCTGGCCGAGAACGCCTGGCTGGAGACCAAGTAATGAGTGAGCCCAAGTACATCGATCTCCTGGTCGTCAACGGCGCCTGGCAGCTCGATGCCGGCGGCCAGCCCCGCACCACCCAGGACCGGCACAGCATCGGCCAGGACATCAAGCACCGCATCATGGAGTCGGGGCTGGCCCGCAAGCTCATCGGCGAGCGCAGCCCCACCCTGCGCAGCGACGTAATGACCGAGATTGAACTCCTGGTGGAAGACGACGAGCGGCTGGTGCCCGGCACCATCCTCATCAGTGAAGAGGCACCCGACCGAGTGCTGGTCACCGCTCGCACCTATGAATTCGGCGAACTGGAGGTAACCCTGTGAACCTGCGCCCGACCGTGGATTTTATGGCCCTGCTGGCCGAGAGCGGTGTCCCGACCACCGAGGCGGCCATGGAGGCCGAGCTCAAGAAGGAGGTGGTGGCCGCCGGCTCGCTCATCACCAATGACTCGGACGTGAGCCCGTTCTGGCGCCTGGTACGCAGCGTGGTGATCACCCCGGCGCTGTGGCTGACCCGCACCCTCTTGGCCGGCCATGTGCTGCCCAACACCTTTGCGGCCACCGCCACCGATGCCTATCTCGATCTCAAGGCCTGGGATGTGGACTTGACCCGCAAGAGCGCCCAGAGGACCCGGGGCCTGGTCAACTTCGTCAAGGCCAACCCGAGCGAGGCCGTCACCATCCCGGCCGATATCTGGGTCACCACCGAGCGCATCAACGGCACCATCTACCGGCTGAAACCCCTGCAGGCGGTGGTAAGCCCTGCCGGCGAAGCGGTCGCCCGGGTGGTGTGCGAGGCCGAGCACGCCGGCGCGGCCTGGAATCTGGCCCCGGGTTACTACAACCTGCTCAGCGAACCGGTGACCGGCATCCTGTCGGCCCGCAACGATGACAAGGAGTGGATCACCACCCAGGGCGCCGATGCCGAGCACAACGACGCCCTGGGCCTGCGCATCCAGAACCAGTTCTCGGCAGTGGGTCGCTACCACATCGACGCAATTTACCGCTCCATGTTGGCCAGCGTGGCGGGCATTCGTGCCGATCACATCTTCTTCGAGCACGAGGCACCCCGGGGTCCGGGTACCGCCAACGCTTACATCCTGCTGGAAGTGGGCGCGACGCCGGCCAGCCTTATCGCCCAGCTTAACGACTACGTGGGCCGCCAGGGCAACCATGGCCATGGGGATGACCTGTTCGTGATGAGCATCCCCGAGACCCAGCACAACCTCACCCTGGAGCTGTGGCCTCAAGCCAACCTTACCGACGAGCAGAAAGCCGCGCTCAAAACTGGCGCCGAGAACCTGGTCAAGGCGGCGTTTCGCCAATCGGCAGACTTCCCGAGCGTCACCCGCACCTGGCCGCGCTCGCGCTTCTCGCTCTCGCAGTTGGGCCGTGAGCTGCACAGCCAGTTCCCGCAGCTGCAGAGCCTGCACTTTAGCGAGAGTGACATCCTGTCGGGGTTGGCCATCCCGCGCCTGAGCAAGCTGGCAGTGACCCTGCATGACTAAACACGACCTGCAGGCCCCCACCCTGCCCGATGCCAGCGCCCCCTGGTGGGAGGACGGTTACACCATCAGCACGGCCCACGCCGAGCCGGGGTTTCTGGCCAAGGGTATCAACGCTTTCTGGCAACGCCTCAAAGGGTGGCTGCTGCTGCCGCTGGCCCAGCAAGACCCGCTGACCTGCTCGGAGTCCCTGCTCTCCCTGCTCGCCTGGGAGCGGGACATCGCGCGATTCAACGGCGAACCGCTGGCGCTTTTTCGCAAGCGGGTCAAGTTCGCCTTCATCAACGCCCGGGACGCCGGCGAGGTGGCCGGCTTCAAACGCATCTTTGAGCGCCTCGACATTGGCTGGTGTGACATCCACGAACGCCAGGCCGGGGCGCCCTGGGACGTCATCACCATCGAGGTGACCGATGGCGCGATCGCCGGCAACCAGCAACTGATGGAAACCCTTATTCAACACTATGGCCGCACCTGCCGCCGCTATCGCTTCCAGGTGGTTTACCCGGTCACCGGCACCCTGCGCACCGGCCGTATCGAGATGAGCCAGCAGGTGTTCGGCGCATCACTCAAGAGGACAGCATGAGCCAGATCATTACCAACGCTTTCTCCCGCTACTGGCAGGAGTGCCTGACCAACCAGACGCCGGTGGTGCTCGATGAGTTCGTGCTGGCCAACATCCCGAACCTGGACCCGAACAAACCGATCAGCCCGGATCTCGGCTTGCCGCCGGCTAACCAGATTGTGCATCGCCGCCCGGTGGATCAGCGTGGCCGCATCAACAACGACGCGGTGGCCTACACCATCGTGATGGACACCACGGTCGGGGATTTCAGCTTTAACGCCATGTACCTCATCAACAAGGCCACCGGCGTGGTGGGGATGATTGTGCACAAGGGGTTGGAGACCAAGCTCAAGACCAATGACACCACCGGTCAGACCGGCAACAGCCTGGTTAAATCCATGCTGATGGAGTACGACCGGGCACCCGATGCCACCGCCACTCATGTGGACGCCGGCACCTGGCAGATTGACTATGCCGCGCGCCTGCGCGGGATGGACGACGACCTGCGCCTGCAGGCGCTGCAGTTCTTCGGCCCGGCCACCTTCTACGGCAACGCCTTTAACCTGGTCAATGAGGCGGGGATCTACAAGGTGCAGCCCGGGGTGGCCTATGTGGGTGGCCTGCGCGCCCAGCTCGATGAGGTGAAGAAGGTCACCCCGAGCGCCAAACCGGTGGGGCTGTGGCTCGATATCCACCGGGCGGGCTCCCTGCTCGATGCCTGGGTGAACTACTTCACCCTGACCCTCAGCGTGCCGGAGCTCACCGACTACCTGGACGCCAACGGCCATCAGCACCATGTGGCCAAGGTAGCCATCATCAACGCCAATGGCAGCGTCACCGACTTGCGCCGCAAGCGCACCATCGAGCTCTCCGGCGACGTCGCCGGCAAAGGCATCCTGGAGGACGCCCAGGGCGTCAACATCGCGGTCGAGATCAAGGCTGGCAGCCATCGCCATCCCTGGTCGGAGCTCGATGGGGTGCCAGCCTCTGCCAGCCGCTGGCCGAGCTGGGCAGAGGTGACCAGCAAACCGGATCTGGCCGCCCAAGAGCATGCCCACAACTATCTCACCCCGCGTAACCTGGACTGGAACACGCAAACCGATGCCTTCATGACGGGCTCGGCGCAAGCGCCCAAGGGCTCTGGCAGCTCCGAATTTTTAAGCTGGATCAGCTGGGGACATAATGGCGGGAGCAAGTATCGGCACACCTTATTCAGCCCAACCAGTGCAATCCAGCAGCTGTGGTACGGGTTCAAAGCGAATACCAGTGATACGACCTCCCCTTCCACCAATGCCCGCATCTATCACACGTACGACAAGCCCACACCTGCCGAAATCGGCGCGGCGGCAGCGTCCCACTCTCACTCCTGGGGGCAGATAAGCGGGATCCCGGCCTATGCCACTCGCTGGCCCAGTTGGGCAGAGGTCACTGGCAAACCGGCCAGCATGCCCCCGTCTGCCCACAACCACCCGTGGGCCCAGATCACAGGTGCACCGGCTCAAGCCACCCGCTGGCCTGCCTGGGGCGAGGTCACCGGCAAGCCCGCCACCATGCCGCCGACGGCGCACACTCACTCTGCTGCTGCGGGTAATGCTGACATCGTAGCCAGTGGTTTTGGGCAGGTAGGAACCTATGTATTTGCTCGCTGTGATGGAACAAGCAACACCACCATCGGTGGCACCGTCGCGGGGAGTCGTTTACGCCCATGCTCCGTGGATGACGACCCTGATGATGAAACAAACCCCGGACTGGGCGGGACTTGGAAGTGCCTTGGTCGCTCACTTTATGGCGCCCTTGGCGAGGGTGAGTGGAAGGCTGCCAAAACCCTCTGGATCCGCATTGCATAAGGAATAAACATGGATATCACCGCACTGGCCGTTAGGAATGTGATGGCGACAACTGGGCAAACCGACTCCTTGAACATGGAGGTACAGTTCTCCCACTTAGCTGACTTTGTGCCCTTTACCGCCAACAAAGGGGACTCTGCGGAATATGGTCGCGAACTCTATGTGCGGGCCATGTACGGCGAGTTTGGCCCCATCACCGAGATAGCTGCACAGCCTCCCAGTGAGGCGACGCAGCGGGAACGCCTGGCAGCGAAACAGCAACAAGCCACCCTGGCCATGGCCCCGCTGGAAGATGCCGACAAGCTGGGCATCATCAGTGACACCGAGCGCGAACAGCTCACCGCCTGGCAGCAGTACCGGGTCGCGATCTACCGTCTGCCACAATCCGAGGGCTGGCCCGCCGAGGTCAGCTGGCCGGAGGCGCCGCAGTGAGCTGGTCACAAGGGGCCCTGCACTGGCCAGCCAGCACCGCCACCCTGCACACCCGCGCCCAGGGCGTGCTGGGCCAGCTCCCGGCCAGTCAAAGCAGCGCCATGGGTCGCCTGCAGAGGCTGGCGACTCGCGCCCAGTACCGCCGCCACCCGTTAAGCGAGGCCGCCGCCGGATTGGCCAGCCTGCGGACCGAGCTCGACCGGCTGCTGGTGACCGGCCGCTGTCTCACGGTCACCCCCTATCAGCATGGGGTGGGTCAACTGCAGGGCAAGCAGCACCATCTGTCCGCCCCCAATGCGGTGGCCACCCTGGTCGCCAAGCTGCAGGACGGCGCCGACCCCTTACTGCCCTCTGGCCAGCTGCATGCCATCGCCTGGCTGGTGACCGGCAACAGCGCCGATGATCTGGCCCAGCAGTTGGCAGCCCTCTGCACTTTGCTGCCACTGCCTGAGTGGTGCGGGGCCCTGCGCCGCCTGAGTGCCAACAATGACGCCATGAACCAACCCACCGCGGCCAAGGTACCGCGCTGGCGCGCCGATGAGCCGCTGATCTGGGCTCCGCTGCGCCCGGCCCGCATGGCGCTGGGGGCAGAGCTGGCACAACTAGAAAGCCTGGCCCGGGATAGCCAGACCCCGATCGCCAAGCTGCAGGGGTTGGCGACACGCCGCACCGCTCGCCTCGATGCGCTGGCCAAGGCGCTGGCCCAGCTGTCGGCCCTATCCGGCACGCTCTGGCACTGGCAGGGCCAGGGGGATGCGGCCAGCCTCGCCACCCAGCTCGGGCAGAGCGCGCCCCCGGATCACAGCATGAGCATGACGGTCGGCGCCCTGCTGCTTTCCCCTTCCCCGCTCACCTTCTGGCAGGAGTTAACCCCATGAGCCAAGCCATGCTGACCCTCGATGGCGAGCCCATCATCATGAAGTCGATGCGGGTATCCGCCTCGATGCAGTTTCAGGACAAGGACCAGAGCGGCCAGACCAGCTCGACTAGCAGCGCCGAACAGGGTGCCAAGGGCAAGGAGCTCGACATCTCCGGCCTCATCCCGTTCAAGGAGGAGCGCATGTTGAGCCGACTGTTTGAACTGGCTGACGCCAAGGGCAACGGCGGCAAGCGCCACATCTACCGGGTTGGGTCGCTGTTGGCCAAGTCGGTGAAGGTGCGCCAGGCGAAGTTTGCCGGCCGCATCACCGCGAACGAACAGGAGGGGCTGCTGGCTTGGCAGGTGCAGTTCACCTTGAAGGAGTTCAACTCGGTACCGGAGAAGCGCGAGCAGCGCTTGCCGAAGAAGGCCCCGACCGTGGGCCATGGCACCGCCAACACCAGCGCCGCCAAGCCAGGTTCAAAGACTGATGGCAGCGGCGAGCAGGACCTGAGCGGCTTCGAACGCTATGTACTCAAACCGATGGATGACATGCTGGCATGAAGCTCTCTACGTCACTGACCCTCGCGGGCCAATCGCTGCACCTGGTAGACCACGACCTGGTGCTGGATCTCAACGCCGGCGGCCGCGCTGCCCTTACCATCGAGGGGACGGCCAGCAAAGGGCAGACCTTCACCCTGGATACCGGCTACAACGGCGACCTGCGCCGCTGGTTCACCGGCTACGTATACGACGTGCAACCCGCCGCCAATGGTGCCAGCAAGCTGCTGTGCCGCGAGCTGGCCGGGGCCTTGGGCTCTCGTCTGCCGGTCAGCCAGCAGCATGCCACCCTGCGTGGCCTGCTGGCCTGGCTAACCGATCGATGCGGGCTCACCTTCCTGCTGCCCCAGGGCACCGATTACACCGACCGACCTATCCCCAACTTCACCAGCGCTGGCACCGGCTATCAGCTGATCAACAACGCCGGCCGCGCCTTTGAGGTGCCGGACTTTATCTGGTACCAGCAACCTGATGGCGCTATCTACGTGGGCAGCCACGCCCACAGCCGCTGGGCAGGCAAAGAGGTGACGCTCGATCCCGCCTGGTCAGGCCGCCAGGCGGGCGGCACCCTCACCCTGTCGCCGGTGCCAGCCATCCGCCCCGGGGCCATCATCAACGGCAAGCGGGTGATGCGGGTGCGGCTCAAGGGCGACGAGATGACCCTGACCACGGCCACCCCGGGCAAGGCCACCAAGTCGCCAGAGCGGCGCAAGATAGAGGGGGAGTTCCCCGAGTTGGCCGACAGCATGCACCTGCCCAAGTTCGGGCGGGTCGAAGCCATCAGCGACCAGGCCAGCGCTGGCCAGCTCAATGATCCGTTTCGCCCCCGCTATGCGGTGGATGTGCAACTGCTGGGTGAGGATGGCCAGCCGGACAAGGCCGCCCCGCTTTATCGGGCGGTCCCGTTGCCGGTGCTGTTCGGCGGGCAGGAGCAAGGGCTGCTGCAGTTTCCCATCGAGGGGACCATCGTCGAGTTGGGGTTTGCCTTCGGTCGGGCCGACCGGCCCTTTATCCGCACCGTGCTCGGCAGCGGCTGGTCGCTACCGGACATCGCCCCGGGCGAGCAGTTGCAGCAACAACGGGCCGAAGTGTTCAGCCGCACCGATACCGTGGGCAACCTGAGCCGCCACACCGACCGGCGCCTGCACGACCAGGCCCTGCAGATGCACCATCAGAGTGACGACTACCTGGGGGAACATGGCCAGCATCAGCTGCAGGTAGCACAGCACAGCATCGAGGAGGTGGGCGGGTTCAAGCTCATCGAGGTGCTGGGCGCCATTGAGCTGCTGGCCGGCGATGACCTGACCCTGGGGAGTCTCGGCAACATGAGCCAGACCACCGCGGGGGATCTGGTCGAGGTGGTGGGACAACTGCGCCGGGCCGTTGCCGGTGAGTTGCAGCACCTGGAGGCCCCCCGCTCATGGGTGGGAACGGACAGCGTGAACATCTTCCGGCTACTGCTGCAGCTGATGAACGTGGTGGAGCAGTTGGCCGGCGCCACCGCCAGCCATACCCACGGCAGCGGGCCAGCCCCCGGCAACAGCCAGGCCATGGCGGGACAAGGCCAGCAGGCCAAGCAGCTCGCCGGCCAGCTCTCCCCCATCCTCGAGTAA